ACTGTGATTTGTTTGAACTGACCCCATCCAGTTGCCGTTGGGAACGATACTGAAGGTGCCGCTCCTGCCAAGTAACCTGTTCCACCTAAACGGAATGAATCTTGGTTTGAACGGAACTCTCTGTAGATATCCCAACCATCAAAACCACCTTTAGGTGCTACTGTGAACTTACGTGCATTTAATCTATAGTATGGGTTTGTTTGTGATGTTGGTTCACTTCTGAACTCTGCATCACCCACTTCGAACGCTGTTTCACCTGAAGTAACATAACCACCAGCAATTGAAACTACAGTTGCTCCTGAGTCCATGTGGAAACCTTTAGTTAGGTAAGCCCAATCATTTCCTTCAGTTGCAGTTGCAATGTTAGTTGGGTTTTGTTTACCACCATACATGAAGAAGTCAGAATCAATACCTACAGTGTTAGAAACACCCAAGTATGTTTTTCTTACTTTATCACCTGCACTTCTTGTTGAGTTATCACTTCCTGAAGTTGTACCAAATGGTGGGTTATAAATAACTTCACCAGGTGTGTTGTATTTTGTTTTATAAACGATGAACGGACTCTTAACACCTGAGTATTCTCTAAATACGTAACCCTCAAATCCACAAGGAAGAGCATCAATCGGAGCATCTTCATCCATCTCTAACATAATATATTTAGATTTCAACTCAAATTCACCGTTTGCAGTACCCACCTTCTTAGCTACGAAATTATTTTCACCAGGGTTCATACTACAGTTAGTAAACTTCTCTAAGATTACAGGATTTGCATCCGTATCAAAATAATCACGAACAAGAACATCAAACGTTAAATTAGCGAATGAGATATTAGCAACAGAAATCTTTACTAAGTTGTTAGCCACATTACCGTCAGAAATTAAGATAAATCTAAATAGACGGTCAACTTGTGAACCACGTAACTCAGAAACTAAGTAAGGAGTAGATGGTGTTTGGTATTGTTCCAAATACCAACCGATAGAAGTATTAGTTCCGTTATCTTCTCTTGCCGAAGGAAGAGCAGTTAAATCAGAATTCAAACCTCTAATCTTTCCTAATCTATAACCGTTAGTTAATAAGTTGTAATATGTTTCCTCAATAAACAATGGAACCTCAGTTCTGTTTTTACCGAAGTTAGTTCCACCGAATACTTTACTTAAGTAATTAGTGTCAGTCAATGTGAATGATGTTTTGAATGTGAAGTTATCACCATCATTAGTAACACCTGAAATACCAAATGAAGAGTAAGGATTTTTAAGAACATCTGCATATGTTCCTGATACATCCATAACAACTTGAGATGTTCCACTTGACATATAAACAGGACCACCGTCACTGTTATTGTTAATACCTCTTGAACGTAATGTTGCAACTACTAAGTCGTTGTATTCTGTAAATGCCGTTGCCACATAGTTAACAACAGTACCCGAAACAGTTCCTGAGAATGAATCAGCTGCGAATTCATCTAAAGTAGTTACCGCAGCGTTGAAAGAAATACCTGAGTAGTTATCACCCGAACCAGGTTCGAAACAACCATAGTACCAAGGGTCCATTAATGAATCATCGTAATCTGCTACTGAGTTATATAAACCGTCAACAGATAGACTGTTAGTAATAGATGTATAACCATCACCTGTAAACGAGTTGTAAACTGCGTCAGTCATAACACCCCATTGTGCCCCTGTAGTAGCACTTAACGCATTACTATTAACGATACTCATTAAGAATGTTGATAGTTGACCCGACATTGTTGTTGAGTCACCATTATATAGTGAAATACTATCAGTAATGTAATCACTTAACGGTGCTGAGAATGAACCTAAGAAGTCAACGATTGTTGAACCTGTAGTTGCACTAAAATCAACTGACCATACAGATGTAGTAGATGCCGATAATGTTGCTGGGTCTAAATTTGCTTGTGTCGTAATAGACCAAGATGGACCTGCATCATAACCTGACAAACCTAATACTCTCGTTACAAATAACTGATTAGACTGTTGTAAATATGCCTTCGCTATATAAGCGGCTTCATATTTAGGAATTTGCGTATTTACAAATTTCGTTGGATTAGTACCTCCGAAGTAAGCTTGAAATTCGTCAAAGTTTGAGATATAAATTGGTTCGAAAGCAGGACCTGATAATGTCTCACCTACAATACCTAAAGTTGTTACACCCACACTCTGAGCCACGAAACTCAAGTCTCTTTCTGATGTATAAACACCTGGAGATACAAAGACTTTGTTTGAACTTGCCATGTTTTTTT